ATGGACATCAGGGCGGAGCAGGTTTTGGTGACGCCTCCGGTGCCGGGTGCAGACAGCTGGGTAACGAGGATTCTTCCGTTATGTAAGAAGTTCCAGTGTAGTGCTGTGTATTGTGATTCGGCGCATCCGGAGAGTATTCAGCAGTTTAGGAAGGCTGGGATACCAGCGCAGGAAGCGATAAAGGATGTTCTATCAGGTATTGAGTGTGTGGCACGTGGGGTACATATTCCAGTGGACGAGCGTCGTGGTCTGGTGGGTGATCCCAATCTCTTATTTCTTTCTGATGCCAAGGGATGTATCGACGAGATGCCTTATTACCATTGGCGTGAGGGGAGCAAGAAAGAGGAGCCGAACAAGATAAACGACCATTGCATGGATGCGTTGCGGTATTTAATGTATACTTACCTGAAGATTGGAAGTTTCAGGCGGGAGCCTCGTTACGATGCTTCCCATAGTGTGTAGGAGGATTTATGGACCGATGCAGCAAGAAGGGTGGCAAGAGGGGTGGACGGAAGGACAAGAGGTAGTATAGAATTACGTCATGGGAGATCTCAGTTTATATACGGCGCTGAACACCAAGCATCCGGACTATCTGGCGTGGGAGGCTCATTGGCAGTTAGTTGCCGACATGCTTGGAGACAATCCGGATCCGGACAAGCGGAACTATCTGCCGAAGAGTGAGGCAGAGAACGAGTCTCTGTACCAGTTCCGTTTGTCGTTGTCCGAGATCATTCCGGAGTGTCCGTTGACGGTGCAGAAGATTCTTGGTGCGTTATACAAGCAGAAGCCAACCAGGGACATCAAGACTGATGAGACGCTGAAGACTCTAATGGCGGATGCAGATGGGAAGGGTACGAGCTGGGATGACTACATGCGGCGTGTGGCGAAGAACGCCATAGGATACGGCGCATATCGTCTTCTGGTCAACACGAGCAATGTGCCAACCGAGAGTTCTGTGGCTACGGAACCTACGCAAGAGATGACGCTTGCCGAGGAACGTGACAAGAACATCCGACCTTTTGTGGTCAACTATTCTCCTCTTTCTGTGATTGACTGGGACACTGACTTCTTCGGCAAGCTCTCTTTTGTGCGGATCAAGGAAGTGCGGTATGCATCGGTGCGCGACGAGAACACCCGTAAGCATGCCAAGATCACACGGTTCATTGAGTATGATACGCAGGTATCTCGGTGGTGGGAATTCCGTGAGCTTGAGGGGAAGACAGAGCTGAACGGTACTCCAGGGGAATCAAGGCACGGGCTTGGAATGGTGCCCATGGTCATGGATGCATTCCCAGAGCCTGTCTCTCCTTTGATTGGATCTGGTCTGCTGCGCAATGCAGTGAAGGCTGATCGCAGGAAGATCAGAGCCGAATCAGATCTGCATTACGACATGTACATTCATGCACACCCGATGATCAAGGCGCGTGTGCAAGACGACATGGCTAAGATCGGAATCGGGACCAACACATTCCTGAAGCTGAATCCGAGTCTCAATGAGGATATCAGTTATGTTGACTTGCCGATCACGGCGGCGGAGTGGCATCTTCGTGTGATTGACATGAACCAGCATGCCATACAGCGGCACGCTGGCACAGATCCAATGGGCGTGTACCAGCCAGGGACTGCGACATTCCAGGCATCTGGAGAGTCTAAGGCGTGGTCATACGAGACGAGCGAGTCGCGTGTCTTGACGACCATTGCAGACAAGATGGAGTCGATCGAGCGCGAGGCACTGCGCATCGCCACGATGTACGTCTCGAAGGACAAAGTTGATCCAGAAGATTTCGAGACCATGATCACGTATCCAGACGAGTTCGACATGGGTGCGGTGTCGGCGCTGTTGTCGAACATCGAGCGATCAGCTCCATTAATGAATTCAAAGACATTGATGCATGTCATGCTCAAACGGCTCGCCGCGCAGCTTGCAGGTGAGATTCCGTTGGAGAAGATGAAGAAGATCATCAAGGAGATCGAGTCTTCTCCCATGCCCGGAACGCTGATGGATATTGGTCGATCCGAGAACGCATTCAATCGTCCGAAGATGGATCCACAGGCGATGGATATGATGGGTGATAACAGTCGTGGTGGTGATGGTATGCCATCATTTGAGAAACAGAAAAAACCTGTCACAGTACGGAGTGGCAGGTAAAAAGGCACACAGAGTCTCAAGGAGAAATCTCTCATGTCCGAAGCATCTGGCTCCAACCAGAACGCCAATCCGAACCCGGGCGTCCAAGCGGGTTCTACCTCCCAAGCCGGAGCACAGGCTCAAGGCGGACAGCAAGGTGCTGGTCAGCAAGGACAGACTCAGGGGGATGCCAATCTTTCTGGGGGAGATGCTCCTGCAACAGACCATGATCGTGCCAATCCGAACGAGAGTCGGTTCATGACCAAGGAGGCGTTACGAGGAATCCTCGATCATCAGAAACGCACGACCAAAGAGGATTTGGATCGCATCACCAAAAGTTTCGAGAAGCTATTCAGTGAAAAGATCACTGCCGAGATCGCGCCGCTCAAGGATCTGGTGTCTAAGATCCCCTCTGGCAAGAAAGCCAAGGGGGAATCTTCAGACAGCAGTGACTTGACGCCAGACTTGGAGGTGACTTCTCTAAAGCGTCAAGTGGAGGAGTCACAGCGCCAAATGAACGAGATGCGCACGCAGCTCGATCAGGAACGCGCAACTACCAAGGAGAGTAACAAGCGCAGCAAGATCCTCGATGCGCTTCGTCGCTTCGATTGTGTGAAACCAGAGGTGGCGTATCAGGTTATCAAGGATTCCCTGCAACTAGGTGACGATGGCCAGACCGTGTTCGCAACCATCAAGGATCCGGAGTGGGGTGCTGAGTCGAAGATCGCTTTGGATGATTACGTCCGAGCAGAAGTCAGAGACAAGCTCATTCCGGAGCTGTTCAAGGGTGTGAATCGCGGCGGATCTCCTGCGGGTGGGGACTCTGGCGGAGCGGCAGCGGGTCGCTACAAGTTCACTGTGGAGCAGGTCAAAGACCCGGCATTCTATCGCAAACATCGCGATGAAATCGACATCGCGTTACAACGCAATGAAGTGAAAGGGGTCAGCACTCCTATAGGAAGTGCTGGTCGATAGCCTCTTTCGTAGAATAAAGATCAAGGCTTTACAATGGCGGAAGCCCAAGCTGTTTACGCTCCGGAAATCGTCGCGCAGGAGTCTTTGCTCGTTCTTGAGAACGAGCTGGTCTTTGCGCGTCTCGTCCATCGTGATTTCGAGAACGAGGTCGCCAAGTATGGCGATGTCGTCAACACCCGTAAGCCGACCAACCTGACCGCTTCTAAGTGGGCAGGACAGGCTACCACCCTCGGGGCTGCCTCGGATGAGATCACGGTGCAGCGCCCGACCGCTACCAACGTCGCCGTGACGTTGGATAAGCATGTCTATACATCGTTCATGGAGGAGGACAAGCCCGCCGCCGTCTCGATCAAGAGTCTGCGTGATGAGTTCATCATGCCGAGCTTGGTCCCGATTGCGGACTACATCGACGAAGCCTGCATCTGTGAGATGATCACTGCAACGGCTACGGACGGTACGGTCTACGCAGGGCATGACTACGCTAACAATCACATTACCCGCGTCAACTCGCTCTCCTCGACCGTTGCCGCAGAGGATGTGATCGCGCTGCGTCAGTCGTTGAACACGGCGAAGTGCCCTGCGGAGCCCCGTTTCCTCGTTTGTTCGACGGAGCATGAGGCTCAGTTCCTCGCTGATACGCTGTTCGTTCAGGCGGATCAGAGCGGTTCTACCGAGGCTCTGACCAATGCTCGTCTCGGACGGAAGTTCGGGTTTGACTGCTATTTCGATCAGCAGATCCCGAATGACGCAACTACAACTACCAAGGCGCAGTCGTTGGCGTTCCACAGGGGATGCCTTGCCTTGGTGATGCGTCCTCTGCGTCAGGTTCCCGCTGGCATGGGTGCGGTGAGCGTGGTTCAGGCGTACAACAACCTCGCGATCCGTATCGTGTCCGCGTACAACCTTCGCGGGATGGGCGTCGACATCAAGTTCGACTGTCTGTTCGGAGTTCGTCTGCTGGACGCCAACCTGGGCAGGAAGCTGGTCGGGTAGGCAACCCAAGAATCGTAGGCTCTCAATGTGCCTTGGGGTCCGGGGATGTTTCTCCGGACCCCATTTTTTATGGAGGATTTTTTGAAGACCGGCACACTCGTAGAGAACAGTAATCCTGGATGCACTGCTTTAATCCTTTATCCTGGAATCTCGCTGGCGGACTTCAAGCCAGCATGGATCCCCAAGAACGCAGTTGTTTTTGCTGTAGACGAAGCGATCCACCAATTCCCTGCCGCTGCTTATTGGGTGGCTTCAGATCGAGGTGTTCTGACTGATGCTTCTCTGGTTCCGGCTGCGCAGATCATTTCTTGTGGGTTCTTTGTAGACGAAGAGATCCACAATAAGTTTGGTCCCATCTTTGGTGTGCATCAAGGGAGGACTGGTAATGAAGAGGTACCTCTGGATGAACGACCGAAGTGGGCTGGTGCTGGTGGAGATGGATCCATCGTTGCGCTATGCGCTGCGAAGTTTATAGGCGCATCAAAGGTATTCTTCTTCGGTATGGATCTCTATAGGACTCTTACCAAATATTCCTTCGACGGGCGCAAGCCAAGGCTCATGTCTGAGCGTGCTATCAAAGAGCGATTCCGTGTGCGTGGAGAAAGTAATCGTGATCCGTTGACTGGGAAGAAGACCTACTCGTCTCCAAAATTCAAGCGCAACGTAAATGCCATCACCGATTGTATTCGTGCTGGTATCATGGATCGCATGGAGACGTACATGGTAGGGAGTCCGTTGGTAATGCAGAATATCGTTCCATACATCTCAGTAGAGAAGTTCTTGGATTTGACGAAAAAGATCGCCGTTCCACTTACCACAACGAAGGTTGCTCCTAAGCATTTAACCACAACATATCCTCCTCTGGAACCTGGGACGATTCCAAACTTTGTTAAGGACTTGCCATCGCAATGACTACGGTAGAAGTAAGTTCTGTACCTCGGATGATCACTGTGGTCAGCAACTCTTATGCTTGTCCTCGTTGCTGCATCATGTGCATGGAGACAAAGCCTATCTTTCCAAAGGGAGGCGCTGCTCGTTTCTTTGCAGAAAAGGGTAAGCTGCCAAAGTGCAAGGTATGGTGTCGTAACGGCTGTCATCAGCATGAGAAGTGGGGATGGAGAGACATCAACGACCCAATCTTCAAGGGAAAGCACATCGAGCGAGGTCTCTTTTGATGCCGAGCATCCAGACGAAGTATCGTCCGCCGATCACGACACTTATAGGACAGAACACAGGGAAGGATATCTTTGTCGTTGGAACCGGCACGAGCTTGCGTGGATTCGATTTCAAGCAACTTGAGGCTGAGGGCAGAATAACAATAGCGCTGAATAACGCAGTAGATTTTTTTGTACCGACATATTTCCTATTCTCCGACCATCCACTATGGCGTCGATACGAGAAGCACAAGATTGCACCACAGACGATGGTAATCACCCGTGAGGATTCATCGAGGGACCTGTCGCGTAGTGGACATTGCTGCTTTCATAATCAGATCTACGTCTTCAACCGTGTGACTGAGACCAAGGAGTGTCTGCCGAAGGATGCGAATCTGTTCTGCTCCCATACCGTTGCCATTCCTGGAATCATGCTCGCATGGAAACTCGGGGCGCATCGGATATTCATGCTCGGCATTGACGCATACTCTTTACCACATGCGACATACGCCGATGGAGCCCGTCAAGAGCCACACGGAAGAGTGGATCATGTTCAAGGGGAGAATGCCTGCGAGTTGATCATAGAGAACAGGCACAAGGTCTGGCAGCAGGAGATGAAAGACCTGAGAGAGAGTTTCACATGGCGTGGCGTGTACAAGGACAAGTTCCCTGATTCTGGAGTTTTCAATCTTAGTCCTTTATCCACAATAACGGCTTGGGAAAAGGTTGACAGAGCACAGGTCGGCTTGATATAAGCAACGACATGGATCGAGCGAGTTGCCCTACAAGACTCTTAAACTCCTTTTCTGAATGGCCCCGGCAGCGAGCCCACCAACATCCCCTTACCAGGACTCGGTCGCTCGATCCAACTGCCGGGGCTTTTTTTAGGCACATGGAGGTCTCAGATGGTCTTTGAAGTTACTGGTGGAATGAAGTTGAACAAGAAGAATGCGAAGCCCAAGATCGCCATTCTTACTTCGTTCATCAACTTCTCTCCAGCGTATAGCCCGACTGGCATAGCACTCGATCAGGCTCGTATGCTGCACCGTGCAGGGTACGAGTACGATCTGCTTGCGATCAAGAACTTCTATAAGAAAGACGGATATCAGGAGTTGGCTGTCCTGAATCCTGCATGGAAGGATCCAGAGCCATTGAACGTCAAGTACAGCTTGGCGCAAGTTGAACTTCACGACTATCAGCCAATGGATCCACCGAAGCCAGACTTCGAGAAGCAGGTCGAGGAATTATACTCTGGGAACGCGACTGGTATGGGGTATGCGGAAGCTCTTGAGCCCTACGACGTGATCATTACCCACGATCTGATGTTCCTGTCGTGGCATCTGTCGAACAATAAGGCGCTCCGGAAGTGCGTGGAGAAGTATCCCAAGAAGCGATGGCTTCACTGGTGCCATAGCGGTGCAGGCTGTGTGACAAGTTCAGCGTACCCTTCGACACTTCGTTATCAGGGCTGTCCTAATAGCCAGTACGTCTTCCTGAACATGCGCCAGAGGCAGGATCTGGCGAACATGATGAAGATTACTCCGCATGATGTTAGCGTGTGCTATAACACCAAGGATATCCGTGATCTATTCGAGTTTTCGGAAGACACGTGTTCATTGATCGACGCTGGTGGACTTCTGGAGCATGAGATTCTCCAGGTCTACCCGTTCTCTACGCCGAGGTGGGAAGCGAAGGGCATCAAGCAACTGATGCGGATCTTCGGCGGCTGGCGCAAGATGAACGTCAATGCCAAGCTCGTTCTGATCAACGCGCACTGCACTCAAGAAGTGGATGAGCAGAACGTCAAGAAGATGATGGAGTACGCCAGAACATGTGGTTTGACTCCAGACAGGGATGTGATCTGGACTTCCAGGTTCGCAAAGGCTCATGAGAAGATGCCGAACTGGGATCATTTCAAGCCGTGGTTGGATAGTGTTCCTGCGAAGATTGTGCGTGAGTTGACTCTGGCTGCGAACATGTTCGTGTTTCCGTCGATTTCCGAGTGCTGTTCGTTGATCCAGGCAGAGGCGGAGGTCATGGGTAAGTTCTGTGTTCTCAATAGAGACTTCCCTCCAATGCTGGAATTCGGTGGGGATGCTGTTCTGCATTACGAGTTGACCAGGAATGATCCTGATACAAACCCCACGTATTTCGAGTGCGTTGCGCGAGAGGTATGGGCACACCTGCAAAGAGATCCGATTTTCGTCACGACGACCATGGCAAGGACACAGACCTACAATCGTGATTGGATTTTCATGAATCAGTTTGAGCCGATGCTTTACTTTGGGAGACTGTGAAATTGAAAGCAGCCGTCTTCTGTATGGCGAAGAATGAGAAGGAATGGCTGCCGGTTTGGGTTAGACATTATCTTCGCCAGGGATTTAATCCTACAGATATCTATGTCCTTGATCATCTCAGTACCGATGGATCGACATCGGACTTGCGACAATGCAATCGATTCTTAATGACACATGAAAAACTGGAGGATCATCAGGCTCTGTTAGATACAGTAAAGTGGTTTCATACAGAGTTACTTCGCAAGTATGACATCGTTGTGTTCTCAGAGTCAGACGAGTTTATCTGTGCAGATCCAGGCAAGTGGGCTAATTTAATCGCGTATCTATCTAAATGCCAACATACTTGTGTTGAACTTCCGTTCTATCAAGTGGTTCATGACACGCTTAATGCAGAACCATGGATTGATTTCTCAAAACCGATCCTGTCGCAGAGACATCTATGGGTTGGTCCAGTCAAGGGAAAGACTTTGATTTCCAAAATACCGATGGACTGGATATGGGGATTTCATCAGGCAACTCCACAGGGGACTTTAGATCCCGATGTACGGATTATCCATGGAAGATGGATTGATCGGGAATATCAGATCTTTCGTTTGCAATCCAGATTACGTGCAATGCAAGATGCTGGAGACTACCCAACAGTCAGTGCGAATAATCGGACTACAGATGTATCTTTTCATTTTGATGAATTTGATCGTGTTTTACATGGACGATATCAATTTCCGCATGATCAGCGACACGGAGTAATGCCAACAGAAATTCCTCCCGAGTGGAGGTCTTTCGTTGTATGAAGAATGCTGCTGTATTCACGATCAGCCACAATGAAAATGTATGGCTTCCTGTTTGGGTTAGGCATTACACCAGACAGGGCTTTGATCCTACGGATATCTATGTACTCGATCACATGAGTAAAGATGGATCCACAATGAGACAACAGGGATGCCATCGTATGCTTGTGGATCATGACACCCAGTGGGATCATAAGTGGCTCGTTGCGACTGTTGAGCACTTCCAGAAAAAATTATTGGAGAAGTACGATTACGTCGTATTTACAGCAACCGATGAGTATATCTGCGTTGATCCATCTGCCAGGATTTCTCTTCGTGATTTTCTAAACAAGCTAAACGTCGAAGTTGTAGGAGTCCCCTGTTTCAATGTAGTGCATGACGTTCTTCATAATGAGCCAGCTTTGAATACGGATAAACCTATTCTTGCGCAGCGGTCATTATGGATGGGTCCGCTTCCCGGCAAGCCGTTGATCAGTCGTATTAACCAGAACTTCAGCATTGGTTTTAATGCTTGCGAACAATCTTCATTTGAGATGCCTGTTTTAAGAGTAGTTCACACAAGATGGGCTGATAGAGATATCATGATCCGGAGAATCCTTTCTCGTCTTGGGAAAGACTCCGGAGATTCAACGTCTCTTGGATATAACAACAGAAACAAATGTCCAGAATATCACGTCAAAGAGCTACTCGGAATGTTAGAGGATCCATGCGACCACACGCAGAGAAATCCGACCCAAAAGTTACATTCAATCACTTCATGTTGGAAGGCGATAACGATTTAAATTTACGCGAAGTAACATCAATTCCAAATCCTCCAGAGGATTGTATAGATACAAATCCCGGCAGGACGATCTATGTGATTGCAGCATGGTCTGGATTTCGAAGGGACAAATATCCTCCATACATGACGGATCGAACTCATTATCTGCGGTTGCATCTAAAAAAACTAAGCCAACTCCAGCACAACCTGAATCAAATTCTGATCGTATCACCAGACGATCCGGATAATGCAGTGCAGGATTTTAACTCATATCTTGACAAAGAACGACCTCAATCTATTGGATCAACTCCGATCTCTATACTCCATCGTCATAACATGGGAAT